CAAAATCACAATTAATAAAATACTTGAAAATATGATCAGAGCAGAGGGATTAAATGACAAGATGTAGAGACAGAGAATCATTGCTATAAATGTTAAGAATATCACCATTAAGATAGATGTTAAATTTATATGCGATACTAATTGATTGCAAAGATCCTCTACTGATAGAGTTAGACGAAAGATGAAGAGACACTTCTTCCTTTTCTGTGTCATTCAATTGTTGACAATTAGAAACTTGAGTCCTGATCATGGTTGTGAATAAGTTCTTCTTTAGTTCAGAATCTAAGCTAGAAATGTCCACAGGCAATAAATTACTTGAAGAAAACCAATCAATCAATTGAGTTAGAATGTTTGTAGAATTTAGCATGATTAGATCATGAGTACTAGGTTCAATCCTACTCAGTATTTCCTCTTCTCTATCCTGGTAAATACCAAGCAGTCTTCTTAGTCTTCTAGAGACATTGGACGGACTATCTTCCAACTGATGCTGGATATTTGCAATATGGATACGTATCTCATCTAAGCTTAGTGATAATAGAGCTCCAGGCCTAGAAATTGAACTACTAATACTACCTATTTCATCTTCGATCTCTATGATTTCACTAGCTAATTCATCGTCTTTGCCTACTGAGTACTTTCCGGTACATATCGTGTAAATACTTCCGAGAACTCCTGATGACTTCCTTTCATTAAGTATGGATTGTCTAAGTGGTTCTTGGTTTATGACCATGTTGATGTGTTCTAAAGGAGACAGAAATCTTGTTGCAGACGGCATGACAAAATTCTTACCTAAATTTTCTCTATCTACTAATTCATAGTATCTGTCCGAACTAGAATCCACAAATAAATTGAGGTTTCTAAGCAGATCCTCTTCTTCAGTTTCATCCATATCAACTCCCCATAACAGTGCTTCTCTATCTTCTTCCATTTCAGCCTCCTCTGCCCATCCTTCAATTTCTTCATCTAACCCAACTTCAAAATCATCAGCCATTGTATTGATCATGTCACTAAACCTCATTAGGACATCATTCCTTACTAACTCCTCTTCGGTCTTCATTAGCTTGATCTCATTGTCTGGCTGATAACCTCGATTCACTATGACATCTCTAAGCACTTTTTGCATCTTCTTAAAATCCCAATTTAAATAGTTGATAAATTTAGAGTTGTCAAACTTTTCTTTGATCTTAGAAAATTCAAATCGAGATCCTGGAAATGTAGTTTGGACAACTTTCTCAAAAACAGGCATGTGCATAGATTCACCTCTTGCCCATTTGTTGAACACCGGATCATCTATATCCAAAGACAGCCCTGGATACCAATCCCTATTTGTAATGGTGTCAGAAAGGATTGTGAACATATTGCTTGTGGCAGGATCTCTTGCTCTTATTCTTACATTATTCAAGTTGATATCTATCTGCCATTGCATGTTTGCAGTATCTTCAGTACCTACAACTTTCATGGAGGAATCTTGATAGATTGGAACACCCCTTGGATCTCTATGTATCAGTATTCTACCATCATGTGACAACCAGCAGTTAGTGGACTTAGCTTTAGAGATATGTTCAGGGTAAGGCATTTTTAATGATGACTCTGCCATGAACTGATTAAGATGCCACCCAAGAGTAATTGTGTCATATAGAGTGTTAACAACAATTTTGGTGCACACATTATCTTCCATATAAATTCTTGTACCTATACCACAAATAGATCCTTGCCAAATACCATGTCCTTTCCTAGCAGAACCTCTTCCCTTTTGTTGTTGGACAAAGGAACCTAGCAAGCCTTTTTTACTGGCTTCAATTTTATGAATTAGGTCAAAATTATCAGCACCAAATAAGACATCTCTTACTATCTTCAGTTTTTTACCATGAGCAGGAATCTGCGAGAACGGTTTTGCTAATGACAATTCATCTCTAATCAATTTTTTGCATACTTCATCATTGTATCTTTTCTCATACCAGAAGGTCATGGCTGAAAATAACTTACATCTCAATTCCCCAATTTTATCTTCTACAGTGCTAGTAGGAATCACTATTTTCTTGTTTGGCCAGTATATTCTGCTTAAAGCATATGTGATGTTACCTGCTTTTGATGAGCTATCATACAATACTATAGATCGACTTCTTGTACTCATGCTCTCTAAAAACATCTTTGTCTGTACTACATTGAGTTTCAAATTTTTAGCAGTTTCTTTTAGTCCTGAAATACCTCTCCTTTTATCTAAAAACGGAAACTTCTCTGTCAACTCGTCCCATTTCCTCTTAAACTGTCCTTGTGACAATGAGTGGATTCCTCGATCAAACCATCTTCTTTTACACATATCAATTACATCTATTTCTCCTATAGGTTTAGGAATGACTACTAACTTTACCTTTGATGTTCTCTTGATATACTGATCTAATATGAGACCATTCTTTTTCAAGTTGTCTATATCAGATGATAACCTGTCAAACTCTTCATGGAAAGGAAATAGTGACTTTTTATTATCTTCAGTTTTGTTAGATAGATTGATGGATCGTCGATGTTTGTCCATCAAACTAAGCAATGTGTGCTTCTCCACCACCACCCTACTATATTCTTTACCATCTCTATCCTTAACTTTCTCTATAGATTTGGATTTATCATCATTAACTGAGAAACATTTATTTGTCAGTATATAAGCAGACGAAGCTGACATCCTCAACAAGGACGATTTGTTTGATATACTTTCTTTAACCCCTCTGCTAAACACTTTGAGCACAAGATTATGCTGTTCATCAGTCCAGCTATTAGATCTGCTAAATAAAATCATGGGATCTTCTTCTACAGCTCTAACTGCTTCCTCCAAAGGCTCTAAGTTCATTCTTTCCAAAACTCTATAAAAGACTGACATTTTTGAGAATTTTAACCTGATAGTTGACATATCTTTAGTTTTCATCCATGAAGGAAGATCTTCTGGTGAATAATCCATTGATGCCTCTGTATCTCCCAACACTTTAATGTTTGAACCGAAGGAGGAGTTGTTATAAAGCCTATACAACTGGAATTCTACACCAGTCACTCCACAAGAAATGTCTTCATCAAAAGGGAAAAATCCATACAAAGGATCTGGATTTTCAATACATAATTCAAGATATTTTTGTTTAGCTTGAAGATTCCTTTTACTTAGCATACCCATCATTGAATAGTGCATTGTAGCCTGAAATAGTTGTATAACAGCACACTCTAATGTAGATGCTCCTCCAGTTAAACAATCAGTTATCATGTTGTTATAGATTCTAAATCTATCTATAAACCGTTCAGTAACTGACAATTCTTGGCTAGCACTAACCCATCGGAAAGTTGGCTTTATTACCATATGTCTAACATGCCACTCTGAATTGTATTCAATTAAATCATGAGTCCCTATAGAACTTTTGGCTTCATTGCAAAAAACTGACAAGTAAGGAGAAACACGTTCCTTCCATAACAACAAACGTTTTAACATCTGCATAGTCTTTAAAGTTGGCTTACCTGGAACAGATATCATGCAGCCCGAGTCATCACTTCCTTGGCAAATTGTGACTAACACCTTATCCATTCTCAATCTCCCTTTGCAAGCATTTATTAAAACTTGCTTCATTACCTCTTGTATCATGGTGTGATATAAAGAGCTAGTTGTGTGCAATATTCCTTGAAACATGCCAGAAATGATTTCAATCAAATTCCCTCTTGCATTTACAAACATCCCTTCACCCTTTTCAAATTCCTCTTTAAATTTCATGTAAACATCATTACTAGTTTGAAGTTTTACATTAGCAGCTAAACTAGAAGCTTGTTTTAGTGGAAAAGACAACCTCTTCCTTGGCCATAAAGACAATGCACTCAGAGTGAAGTCCTTCAATTCTTCTGGAAGAATTGCTTGGAACATGGCAGCAAAATGACTAGAGTGATGGAATTGACACCAGGTTGTGGCATCAGCAGATTTTGAAACTGTCGTAAAGTTATTGCCAAACATCTCTTTTGATTTTGCATAATGTTCCTTGACAAACTTATCTTTAGTATCTGGATTCACAGTTGTCTCAGATGGGAAATATGAACAGATTGTGCGAGAAACTAATTCAACAAAGTATTGGACAATTCTTGCCATGAACTCTAAGACATGAATCTCTCTTTCTCCTCCATGTTGAGATTTGTCAAACTGATCACTATCAAAATGACCTTTCTTCAGTAATTTCTGTAAACACCAAGGTGCTAACTGGCTCAAATGCACGATTTTCTTCCCAGTGTCAGACTCATATTTCTTAATGATCTCTGTCATTGACTCCATGCAGAACGGGCGCTTGAGAATTTCTTCTGGGAAATCTTTCTTTAACTTTTGGAATGTTTCTTCCGTACTATCTGAACCCAAAGGAACTACAACATCCTTAGAATGATCTCTCGAAGATACCTTCAGTGTTGCCAAGTCACTGAAATTGGACCTTGAAACTGCATGAATGAAATCATTCATTATTTTAGATCTGTAATCAACTCCAAATTTAGATTCCAGCAAATCAGAGAAAGCGCTTGAAAAAAACTTGATCAATGGCATGTTTGTTTTAAACTCCTCATACTTCTCCTCTCTTGTGAAAATACTTCCTTTCACATTCTTCCTGAATTTCTGTTCTTGCTTAATTAATTTGGTCAAGACTTTAAATGTTTTATCCTTTCCTGTATTTCTTTCTTTAGACACCACGTACCCAAAATAGAACTCGTTAACTTTATTGTGTAACGATATAAATCCCTCACTGAACAATGATTTGATATTCATGTAGTCATAGAGTATCATTTCTTCACCTTGTCTTGGTACCTTAGTTATGCTGTTAGTGTCATAATACTCTAGTAGAGAAATAGTCTTCTTCAGATAGTAAGCAGTGAGCCTAGATCGTAACACTTTTGGAAATCTCTCCACAAAAATGTAAGGAGATTTACCCACATCTTCTAACAATTTCATAAATAAGTATCTTTGAGAGGTTATCAACTCTTCTGCATCTGTCTTGTTATTACAATATAACAATAACAGATGACTAGCACAATCTCTAGAATATTTAGAAAAATTAATTGAGTCTGACTCTGAACAGTTCATCAATTCTGCCACACAAGATCCCATGTAAGGTCCGAATTTCAAAAAGTGTTCTAATTGAGCATTGTCAAATGATGACCAGTCAGTAAATATATGTGTGTTACTTTCATAATTTTCAGGTCCAAGTCTCCCCCCGTCCCACACTTTAGCTCCATATTTAGGAAATGCAAAAGATACAAACATAGTGCTTTTGGGATTATATATCAAGGCTTTGACACCATGGCCCATATCTTTAAGCAAAAATTCATACTGAAATGTCCAATGTTTATATGAATACGCCATCTCCATGAAAACACTTGACATTAACATTGAGAATTTCAACAGATCTGTCTTCATAATATGATTCCACAAATCCAATGATTTAGAATCACCTTCAGGGCAACATGTTCTCTTTGATTCTTCAACTATTCTGTGAAGTGCAACATCCAGGAAAGGATTTCCGTCTCCCTCAACATAAAGAAGATCATGTTTTGTAAAATCATCTATATCTTCTGTATTTACAAGAGGATGGAAACTCAACTTCGATCTCTGCCTGTGCTTTTCAACTTCTTCATCCTTTTTGAATACTTTACCTCCAACTCCGCTGAGAGCTAGATGAGCCTTGTCATCTTGGGTCAAATCTAATTTGGTTAACATTTGCCTCTTCGTAAGATGCTTGATTCCTGGTTCCTTATCATTCAAAATCTCTTCTAATGAAAATTCCTTTACCTTGGGCTTAACCTTTTGTAATGCTTCACACCAAGCATTCTTTAAAGGATCATTTCCTTGTAGGCAACCATCTATATAGCCTGGATCAGGACCTGGCAAAAGTAAAGGTACATTACTTATGCGTTTCATGTCGCTCCTAGTGTTATCAGATGTAAATTTAGATAGGTATTCTTCTAAGTCATTTTTGGATGCATTGTGCACATTCTTAGTCCCTTCGTATTCTTTGAGCAATATTCTTGCAGCTGACACTGCTTCTGAGTTAGTTAAAGAAGTTGAACATTCCTCAATTTCAGACTTTACATATTTATATTTGTCATCTAATTCAGGACATTTAGGCATAACTGAAAACATAGCTTTAGACAATCTTTCTAATTCATTGTACTCATCATCTGTCACATCTTCTCCTAACACCTCAATTAATTTCTGCTTAACAGGCTGTGCCATCCTCATTCGCAATGTGAGGAGGTCAACCACCTCTTGAGTAATGGTTGCATTGGTTTTCACTTTTTGAGGAGACACTACTAGAATGAAGTATTTTGCTCCTATTTGTTCTAAGTCTCCGTAATATTTTATTGTTTTATCCTTATATGAGTCATCAATGGCTTTCTGATTATCTGATCCGCAAGTGGCAACTTCCAGTACACATTTAGTTTCCGGTATTATATAATCTGGGGTAAGCAAAGACGTAGGCCCTTCCAAACCCAAAGACGATAGGGGCATATCAGTAGTGTCAAGCCAACACGAAGAGACAAAATCATGGATAAATGATTTCAACTTGTTGTCATGCCTCTTGTATATGACTGAATGACCATCAATGGTGATGGAAACATTGTCCTCTACGTATTCAACATCATATTTGTAACCAGGCATAGAGGCCTCGGATATGTAAGTAACAGGCTCTCTAAATTCAAATTGTGTTGCAGCAGACTCCTTCAGTACTAGATTTCTGACTGACATCTTAGAGCCAATTCTATTAGAATAAAATGAAAATCGAATTAATGAGTACTCACGATATGAATCTTTTCCCCCACACTCCTTAGGACATGACAATTTTCGCCTAGGATGCAAGCTATTTGAATAACTCTTGAAGAAGTATTTGCAGTTTGTGCACTCTCCTAGGTTTACAACACTCTGATCTTGACTTGGTATACTATCTCTTTGTATATGCAATTTGCCACCTTTAGAGTTAGGGGGAACTACATGAGCAGAAACTGCAAATTGATTAGTGTTATATACCAAATTAAATTCGCTAGCAAAGGGCAATTCTTTTAAGAGAGGTAAAACATTTTTTCTTTCTTCTAGTTCAAAAGCCATCAGATAGCAGTATCCTTCTTTGTTACTCACATAGTCATCACACAACAGCTCACATTCTCCATCTACAATCTTGCTGGAGGAGTGTCCACAAGCGCTCTGACTCATTTTCAGTTTAAGTGATTTGTTTTGTGTAATTTAGCCAAGGG